ATTTCAAAGATTGTTAAAAGAGGTGATTAAAAAATGGAAGTAGAGATAAAGAAGAGCCTGCTGATGAAAGCGGTTGAGCCGATAATGCTAAAGGCATTTAACGGCGTGGTTAAGATAGAAAACGGCGTAATATCTGTTGACGCTATACACACCAACAACGTCAGCAAGATATTTAGGACAATAAAGGATGACAGCATAGTGTGCAAGGATGGCGGGGATTTCTTTATATCCCAGGATGACTATGCTGACATTAATAAGTATATGGGCGACAATCTTAAAATCACGGAAAAGGATGGCGTGGTTGTTATATCTGACGGTGTGCGGGAACTAACAACATTTGTTAACGCCGTTGATGTGGATATAGGCAAGAAGCCCAAGATAGTTGACGGGCATTGGGTTATGGGTAACGGGGAAAAAGCCCCTGTTAAGATGGTGATAACCACCGGCGACATGGCGAAGGCAAAGGATGTAATATCCGTTACAAAGGAGGACTATGTTGAGTTTAAGATAAAGGAGGATAATCCTTACCTTATCAGCGGCACGCTTGAGGCCAAGAGCAAGAAGTATAAGGTTGGGATTGAGGTTGAAAAGGAGGGCGCAAGGGACTTTATCGTGCCGGCGGTGTTGATAGATCTTATATCCACATTTAACGGTGAAAAGATAAAGATATACACCGTTGATAATCCTGAAGCCCCGCTGGTTATGTATGACTATAAAGAGCACATTGAGGGAGGATACATAGAAACCGTCTATGTGATGAGCGTTTGGAAGAACGGGTGAAAGAATGATAACTAAAAAACACGTTGAGGCGTTCTACGGCTATAAGTATGAGGCCGAAGAAGCCTCTTTTTTTAATTTACCTGGTTACGTTTCAGTAGATAGAGTTTTTTACATGACAGAGGCTGATGTTGAAGAAATTTATAAACAGTTCGTTTTAATTGCTAAAAGGGACGACGATGCGCCTAATAAAACAGATCTTAAAGATTTTGTGTTTCCAAAAAACGGTTGGGTTTATACGGTTGATGGGTATTATGGAATATCTTATAACTCAATTGCGTTTATAAAGGACTTTGCAAAGACTTTAAATGTTGAGATTTCCCATTTATGGTATTATAAAGATGACTATCCTTTTGTTGTTGAATTTTCTGATGGTGTAAAGATTATTGTCGCCGTGTTTAAAAATGAAGGTTGGGACGGCGATGAAAAACTCGAAGAAAAAGTAAATAGAGAACAGGTGGATAGTTGGCTATGATAGGCAAGATAAAAAAGGATGATTACATAGACATCCTTAAAACCATGAACATGGACATAGTGCCACGATCTGTCGGCACGCCGGCACAATTTACAGTCACTGATGTTGATGTTATGTATGATTTTATTGCAAGTAATGATGGCCGCAACGCTGTTTTTATCGGTTGTAATGGTTATCAAGGATTGATGTTAAACAATGGCCGGATACGGGTTAAAAGGATTGTATTAGGCGACATTTTTAACGATTTTGACGATAAAGATAAACCGCACAACGCTTTTAGGGACGTGCTTAAACTATCTAACTATCTTAAAGATTTACAGATTAATCATGTGGTTGTTTTTAGTGGTGGTAAAGGGTTTCACTTACACATAATCTTTGACCCTGTTGTGCTTAAATACAATCAAATGACGGGCGAAGTGGGCGATGTCAACGATATAATCTTTAGTATGCAGAATAAGTTAAAAGATAAACTGAATCTTAAAACCTTGGATGATCGGGTAATGGGCACGCCGTTAAAACTTACAAGACCGCCTTACACAGATTATATAAGGGACGGTTTTAAAAATGGCAATGTTGTAACAATACTTACGGATGAAGAACTTGATATGAAATATAACGAGTTAATGATGTATGTTAAGGATCCTGAACTTAAAAAACCTAAACTTGAATTTGATGTCAAGAATATTACTCAAGTTATAGATGAAATTGGTTATGAAGAAGAATATGAAAGGAAGTATAAAACAGCCAAGATCAGCAAGAATTTTGATATTAAGGTATCTGATATAACAATAGCGGCGGTTATAGAATATCTAAAAACAGAATATCCATGTATATACAATGATATGACTACACGCAACCCGATGCATCCGACAAGGGTAATGTTTGCGATTCTGATGAAAAATCTCGGTATGAACATTGAAGAGATTAATCGGATATGGGAAAAGTTCGCAGATATGTTTAAGTATGTGGATGCGGAAAACAGGGATTATAGATTGTATCAGATTGAAAGCGTTGTAACCAGATATGAAGCCCCGTTTTCATGCCGTAAACTTAAAAATCATGGTTTATGTATTGGAAAAGGTAAGTGCATATTGTTAAAAGGAAAAGAGAGGTGGAAAAAATGACGATTGAACAATATCTTAAAAAACCGATGACGGTTATATCATCTGTGGATAGCGGCGGACCCAACAGGGCGAAGGCTCTTTTAATGCAGATAGATGAAGAGTATAAAAAACTTGAAGAACTATATGAAATCTATAAAATGAAATTATTAGACAATTCTTCTAAAGTTACGGTGTATGATCTTATATCCTTGCTTGCGATAAAGTTTTCCGTGCACGCAATCTATGAAAAACCGTATTTGGTTGATTTTAGGGAAAGGGATATGATAAGTCTTGTAGGTCCCAATTGGGCGGTTGTCCCGCTCAACATCGGGGATTATGAAGTTAAGGATAGGAAAGTTATAATTGAAAGGAAGAGCACAGACTTTTTCCAATCCGTGTTTGATGGCAGATTATTCCAACAAATAGATGAGATTAAAATGGCTGGCGTGGAGGCGGGATTTTTAATCGTGGATAAATCACTCGAGGCATTATTACTTGAAAATGCCAAGGCCGGCAGAAGTGACGCCGTCGTGTTTGGCACTGTTGCATCTTTAGCCCTTCGTGGCTTCCCGCCGATTTTCGCTGGAAATAAGATAAATAGTAGCGTGCTTATTAACACAATTGCGGAAAAGAGCGTGGATGGTAAGCCGAGGGCAGTGTTTACCCATGTTAGGGAGTATAGCAGGGATAAATCTGAAAGGGAGATTTATATATTAACATCATTCCCTGGTATCGGCACTAAAAACGCCACAAATCTTCTTCAAAGATACAAAGATTTAAATACCATTTTTAATTTATGTTTAAGATATAGTTACATAGAACTTGCCAAGATGGATATGGGCAGTAAGTTAGTATCCATCGCAAAAACAATAAGAGGTGAAGAAGATGAGTAATGTGATGTGGCTCGAGGAATATCGCCCTAAAACGCTGGATGAGGTGATCGGCCAAGATGAGTATGTTAAGGCACTTAAATCTCTGGCTAAAAAGATACGTAACAATGACATAACATCTGTGCCTCACATGATCTTTATAGGTCCGCCAAGCGTGGGTAAAACAACAATTGTGCATGCATTTTTAAGAGATTGTTTTGGTGATGCTTATAAGAACAATCTGATTGAAAAGAACAGTAGTGATGAAAGAGGAATTGATGTTGTTAAAACTGACATAAAGAATGCCGCAAAGCAATCACCGATAGGGACATACATTGATGACAACGGTGTTGAGCGACGCATACCGTTTAATGTTATCTTTTTAGATGAGGTTGACGGTATGACAGGGGATGCACAGGCGGCGTTAAGACGCACAATGGAAAAGTATCCTAATACAGTGTTTATCCTTGCGGCGAATTATCCCAATAAGATTATAGAGCCGATAAAAGAGCGTTGTGCGTTTAGCAATATGCGGTTTAATCGACTTACTGAAGATGATATAAAGAAGGTGCTTGCGCCGATAATACGGGATAAAGGGATTGACATAAGTGACGATGCGATAGATAAGATTGCTAAAATGAGCAACGGATCCGCACGGCGTGCGATAACGACGCTGTGGACGGCGCACTTGATAGATGGCAAGATTACCGGAGATAGGATTAACATAACAGATATAAACGGCGTTGAAAGGGATTTTGTTATGCAGTTCTTTAATGCCCTGGATGATAAGAATATAAAGGGCGTTAATGAATATGTGACGACACTTTATTATGATCTCGGATTAAGTGGGGAGCAGATACTTTATCTGATATTTGAAAACATAGATTATCTTAATAACGAAACTATTGCCAAGCGCATACTTAAAAACGTGGCCCAAGGTATGTATTGGTGTGCGAATGCGATAGATGACTACATAATGGCGAAGGCTGTAATAGCCTCAATGGTGATGGAATGAGGGATAGAATAACCGTGCGGGTGGGCAAGTTCATATATACACCCACCAAGCATGATAAAGAAAAGGGCGAACTAATATTGCATCTATTCGCAAGCGATAAGCGGGGAATTACCCGCTATTTTATGATACATGGAACACGGCCAAGGTTCTATGTGAATAAAGAAGAGTTTGAAAAAGTAAAAGAAAATGCTGTTAAGGTGCTGAATAAGTATGGTGCTGAATATAAATATGAAGGATTTAGGGGCTTAAACGATGACGAAGAAGTTGTTACAATCTATGTTAAGTATCCTTTTGAAGTACCGGTTATAAGGGAAATTTTTAAAAAGACCTATGAAGCGAATGTTCTTTATAGCGATGCGGTGCGAGCGTTTTATGGCATCACGCCGTATATAGAAGTCCCTAATAAGGTTGAAATCAATGTTGAAGATATAAAACCTGCAGAAATGCCGATAAATCCTTATAAAGTGCACGAAATTTATTTTGATATTGAAACAACAGATGCGATAATGAATTTATCTAAAATGCGGCAGTATCCCAAAGAAGGAATGACGATATTAAGATGTGTTACTTGTCAGCACAATAATGATTATATTGAAGTTGCCATAATGACAGATGTTGATCGCCATAAAGTGCGTGAAATGGCGAAGGATGTTAATTATTACATTGAAAAATTACAGATTAAAGACGATTACGATTTCAATAACTTTGAACCGTTGGATATACCGATTTACATAGATATGTTTACGCCTGTGCATGATGAATATCCATTTCCTGAAGAACTTGCAGAGATTGAGATGTATAATTGGATAAACCGCAAGATTGCGGCAGGAATGTATCTGATAGGTCACAACGTGAATGAGTTTGATATAAAGATACTTAACGATCACGCTAAAAAGAAGAACAATGAAATAAGGATATGGAATTCTAATCATGAAAATAAAAGGAAATACTACCCCATGATTGATACTAAACACTGTCATGTGATTGACAGTATGTATTTGTATAAGATTTATCATTATGGGGAGGTTACTGTTAAAGGACGTGCGGGGCTTAATTGGATCGGTGTTGAAGAGTTAGGGTATGGCAAGATAAAGCGACAAAGTATAGATGAAATGTTTGAAGAAACACCAGAAGAATTGATACTTTACAATATTTGGGATTGTGAGTTAATAAGAAGATTATTTGAGCATACGCATATATTGGAAAACGATATTGCAGAGTGTGAGTATTATAACACAACGATGGAAAACTTTGGTAAAAATACCAAGTTGGTTGAAGCGAGTTTAAGATTTGAAAATCATTCAAGTAAGTTAGTTATACCTTCACATGAACTTGGCAGTATTAAGATTGATATCGGTGGCAAGGTTAAAGAGGCTCCATCTGGCATATTTCACGGCGTTATGGAGGCGGATAATACAAAGGAGTATCCGTCTGTGATAATCAACGGCAACGTGGATTTCCGCACGATGGTAAAAGGCGATCCTGAACCTGGTCGGCCATACAGCAAGTTTAAGCACAGCGGAAATATGTATTATCTGGATGTGCCAGGTATCATGCCTACTAAACTGAAGGAATTGGCGGATAACAGGAATAAATATCGTGCGTTGCTTAAAGAGGCAAAAAAGCAGTATAAAGAAAATCCGACTAAAGAACTAAAGGAAAAGATTAGATATTACAGCACCCAAGAAAAGTATTGTAAGGGAGCAATGAATGCGTGGTATGGTGTGCTTGGATCTGATAACTTTGCGTTGGCATCCGGCGACATTGGCACAGATATAACCACAACGGCCAGGGAACATCTGGCGTGGAACATGGAACACATAGATAACTATACCCTGGATTGTAAATCTGTTGAAGAGCGTGTTGGGTTTAAATTGCACGAAGATAAATACACATTTGAAACGATATACCAAGATACAGATAGTTGCAAGTTCATAATCAACGGTTGGGAAGATTACCGCCACAATTATACTGAAGAACAACAAAAGAAAATACTTGAAGAGACTACTAATTTAGTATGCGATTATCTTAACAGCACATACGATGAGATGTCAATGCACTTAATGGGCGTGCCTAAAAATCGTGCGTTTCATGTAAAAGCCGAGCCGGTAACAAAAGTCTATATGCAGTGGGGCGCAAAAAAGAGGTATGTGTATATAGATTTTGATGCCAAGGGGCCTGAAGATATTGTTGCCAAGGGACTTGAGATTGTCAGATCAGATACAAATCTGTTTTATAAACAATTGTTAAAAGAAGTTTATTGGATGGCATTAAACGGCGAAAAGGCGAATGTTATCGCTAAAAAGATTGACAGTGAGTTAAGGGATCTGGAAAGCGGCGAGTATGATATGTTGCTTGGTAAGCCGACGGGGTATAATAGTTCTGGCAACAATCGGGCCAAATTTATTGACTGGAGTAATGAAAATGTTGATAAGAATTTCATACTTGGCGACAAGATGTTGTTGTATTGTGTTAAAAGTGTTGATGGCAAGATTCCACCTAAAGACGGGCATGGGCGGGCATGGGCGGCGTTGGAATACGGTGATGTGCCTAACGATTATGGTTTTGAATTGAATTATAAGGCATACTATGATATGTTTATTGAGATGAAAACTGTGAAAACACTATTTGGTGTATTTAACACAACATATAAGGATGCGCTTAATAATCTGGTAATGACTAAATCGGAGGAATGGCTATGAGCCTGGTTGATATGTTTAAACCGGAAACGCTTGACGAGTATTATGGCAATAAAAAGGCGGTAAAGAAAATTGTTGATTATGTGGAAAACTATACGCCGGATCAGAGCAAAATTTTATTGCTGGTTGGGAAACCTGGTATGGGCAAGACATCTTTAGTTTATGCAGTGGCTGGAACGTATGGTATGAAAGTCATAGAAATAAATTCCAGCGATAGCCGCAATAAAGCCGATTTTGAGGAGATTATCCAGACTGCGGTATTAAACGACCTTGACAGCGGTGCTAAAAAGATTATCCTTATAGACGAGGTTGACGGGTTGCGTGCGGCGGATTCATTGTTAAAACTTGCGAGGATTAGCGCATTCCCTGTTGTCGCAACGGGTAACTTTATCCATAAGGTAAACAGTAAGATAAAAAAGAATGCGATTGTCGTGCATTTCTATGCGTTGTCAGATAAAGATAAAGATATGTATATTGATTACATATCAGATAGGCTTAAACTTGACATGCCCCAAGCGGCTCGTGATAGGATAAAATCTATCTGCAATAGTTACCGTGCGATCCTGATGGCTATTGAAAGCGGTATAAATAGTTCATTTAAATACATCCGACACGGGTTAACGGATAAATACACAGATATGGAACAGGTGGCGTTAATAATGGAAAAGAAATTAGATATTGACAGTTTAACGCTTGACGGGTATGTTGCGCTTAAATGGTTTGATGCGAACAACACTGACCCAGAGGATTTGATTGCTATAAATCTGATAACCGCACTGTCCCGTAAGCAATGGGGCGTGCATAAGATCAATAAGTGGCTTATTTGCCATGCGGATGTATCCATGCGTGGCGACAGGATTCGTTATCCGATGTGGCGCAAGAAGAAGTCAGATACCGCAAAGGATAAAAAGGAAGATAAACATAAGGCTAAAATAAAAAAGGCAAAAAACGCTAAAAAGAGTGAAAAGAAAAAAGAAGATAAAAAGGTTGTGGTAACGATGGATGATTTCCTGTGAGGTGGTAACGTGAACAAGGAAATAAATAAGGAGATTTTCTTCAATAAGTTGAGGACTGAGATGCGTAGGCTATCTGATTTAAACATCGGCAAGGATGCTGTTGATATGTTTTTAGACTATCTGTTTTTTGATTTCCCCGATAAACTTGAATACGCTGAAAAGCAAGCGATAAAGGACGGTATGCGCACGATAAAGGCCAAGCATGTTATGGACGTGTATAGCATAAAGTGGCCGATAAAGATGACAAGAGAGGGAGATATTGAAATTGATCAGCGCATATTAAATCAAATGAGCAACAGGGATAGAGAAAAACTGTTTACACTGCTCGAAAAATATGGTGAGGTGGTGGTTTATTGAAGATCATAGATTATAAAGTTGTTGATGACAATGTGTTTGTTATAATAAAATATAAGAAGAGTGCGTGGGTGAATTTGATAAAAATCATTAATCGTAAGTGGAAGTTTAAGGATTATATCATACATGTTGAAGGGGTTGAGCGGCGTAAAGATCTTTATCACGACTCAGATTATCAATGGATCCGTGTTCCTATGATTGGCATGAACATACCAGAAGAAGATGATTTTATTGTTGTGCACGGTAAATTAATAAGTTAACTTGACTTTATATGGTATGCTGTTGAATTGACACGAAATCTTTGTTTTATTTATACTTTTTTTGTGTAATATTGCTTCGTATTTATTGTTTCCTATATAAAGTGTGTATTTATGACCAACTTTAAGTATTACATTTGGATTGACGAAATCAACAAATATTGTGTGCATGAAATTGTTTTGAATATTTTCATAATACTTTTTTAGAATGTCTATTGCACTGTCAATATTTGTTTGATATGGAAGTACCAATTCTTTATATATCCTGGTATTGCTCTTTTTTGCCGGATAAATCATCGTCCCATCATTTATTCCTACAGCGACATTCGTGCCATAGTTAATATAATCTTTTTTGATCCTATAATAACTAACATCTTCTTCAAATATTTCCCCACCATAAATTGGATCTTCTAATATTGATATACTAATGCTTGCTGTAATCGGACTGATGCCAGTCAAATCTGTGTTGAGATAAACATAATGAGATTTATCAGCAAGTTTAAACACATCTTTAAGGGCGTTTAATATTGTTTGAGAACTATAAGTAATATCATCTTTTGTTACAATTATTTCACTTTCATTTGTTATGTTTACGTTATTTATATTTATAAAAGCATTTTCATTTTCGAAATAATGACTATCTTTTAATAAATTTAATATCACGGAGTCAATTGATCCATAATGTTTATCAGTTACAGTTTGCCATGATAGTAAAGTGAATATGTCTCTTGCTGTTATTGCATACTCACTTTTGTACTCTGTAATGTTTGTTATCACTGTTAATAGTTTTTTATTATACGCTGTACTCATCACATTTTCAGAATAATATACAATCATAGGATCTAACACATTGATGGATGGCGTGTCCATGTTTTTAGGTATTGTCAAACTTACAGATTTACTCATAAGATATTCTTTGTTTATCGTTATGTTGTTATACACTATGTCCGTACCATTTATATTAACTATCATCACTTTCACCTAAAGATATAAAGTCAATTTTAACGTTCGGCGCAACATCTAAAGTTATATAATTTCCTGTATATGATGAAGACGTGTCTATACTCCAAATCTCAGTCCCATTATGATATATTTTACCACTTCCGTCATTTAAAACAACCTTTATATGATACCTGCCAGATATTATTTGTTCCACCGCCGCACTGTCGTTTATTCTGAGATAATACCTATTGTCTGATGCCAGATACCTATAGGATATTTTAAATCCGCTTTCATTGCCGTAAACTATTATGTCAAATCCGTCGTCGTCATTTACACCCGTGTCGAAATCGACAAATAAGTTTAACTCTACATTGTCGGCGTCAATTGTCTTATTAAGATCGCATCCTTGAGTTGTCAATGTTCCGTTGGATGTTGTATATATTTTAGATTTTTCTGCCAAGAGTGCACCAGATTGTAATGACCATACTCCTTCTGTGCTGTCGACCGGATTGGTGAAATCACTTATAAGGTATTCACAAGGAACGTTATTTACTTTGTCCATTGCTAAAAAGACGTCATATTCGTCAGTAAGTATGTAATAAAAGTTATAACCAAGGTTACTCCCATGATAATGTTTGATGATTGGGAAAGGATATGATAATCGTTTTACTTTAGAAGTGTACACGTTTTCTTCAGTACCATTGTTTAGATCTGTTGACTTGGAACCCGTTTTACTCGTTATTTTGGTGATTACCTTGTCATAAATAATATTAGTCTTATATGTGTTATAAGTATATGTTTGGTCATTATAGTCAATAGTGACTCCATGACTATATTCATTATCATTTGACAAAGTGCAAATGTCTGTAAGTGTTATACCGCTTGAAGATATGTCACTCACGTATGATAATTTTTCTTCTGTACTATATGCAACGTTGCTGTAATATTTTAATGATACCATTGAAGTTATAAACAGTGTTTCATTATTTATTAATACATCATAGTCCAAATTTTTCATGTTATTTAAGAATCGTTGATACCCGCCAGTTATTACTTTTGCCGCATAATCATCGTAACTTGTAAGTGTAGTATATACTTGTGTGGTTGATCTATCACTTGCTATATATCCAACATATTTTAAATGACCGTCATTTTCGTGAATTACTATAACATAGTCATCTTCTCCATAAGTAGAAAAATCGGTTGAATTTGAAAAATCCGTTGATAAACTGAACACGGTTATATTATCAAACTCGTCCGAAACTAATTGTAAAACAGTGTCATCATATCTTACTATTCTATAATATGTTCCATCATTGTCAATGTATATTAATTCGTCTGAGTTGTTTCTGGTTTTAAAGTAATCAAAGTCAAGCACATCATACGCAGAAGAAGGATCTACTATTACACTGTCCGCATAAGAATTGTCATAAGTGTTTATGATGTGTTGTAATAGTGGATATTCATCTACACTATCATCTTCATGATGATATAACCCATATAAGGTTATGTTTTTTTCATTATTGTAACCTAAAACCATTCGAACTATGTTTGATTTGTTTTGATAAGTTGATTGTGGATTTATGTAAATCATGTCACCAAACGTCCCCGTTAATAAGTCATAGTACCCAACACAAGGTAACCATTTATTAGTCAATGTCGTATCACTAAAGGAATATTCTGCTGGCAGAGCAAAATAAAGACGGGCTTTGTCGTGTATTAACCCAAGTTGTGACATGATCATTTCACTGAACAATGTTTCATTAACTTTACCAACGTACCAAATCTTATCAAATTGATTAGTCCCTAACACGTTTTCAACATATCCACTGTTATCATAAGATACTATTGTCGCTTCCCACATTCTTTCATTTACTCTGCCACCCACTTCTTTAACAGTAAGGTTAGTTATAAATCCAGTCACAGTTTCTATCGTGCCGGATTGATTTATAAATTCTAATGAAACATAAGTTTTGTTTTCAGCATAAGATTTCATTGTAAGGTAATCATTAAGACCATCAGTATCTGAAAAGAATAATCCACGAACTTTAATCTCTGTTTTTATTTTGTTGTCAGATTTAACAAAAGGTTGGTCTGTGGCGTTGGCATAAGACCTTGTGTATTCAGACGTTATGGATTTTGATATTTCACTTGGTTTTTTACTCAAAACTATGGGTGTTGCAGACATTGATATTTCACTGCCGTCTGATAAGATCATACTGTCCGTTACAGTAATTTTTATTACGTCTGTATAATCACTTTCAGTCCCACTCGTAGTTTTAACTTTCCCCTTTACATAATATTCTCCGGTTTCATCAAAGATTAAATATATGTAATCGTTAGGAATCCATTGATTTATTAATGGGTGTTCTTTATTTGTTTCACCGACAATAGTATAATAATACCTATAAATTGGTATGTCGTCCATGTTGGGTATAGAATTTTCTAAAGATATTTTTACCGGCGTTTTAGGCGGTACAACTGTATGTGAAGTTGTCATTATTGCAGTAGGACTTAATTCTGTAGAGTGAATATTAGCCGTTGTAGATTTAACATAAACATCATTTATGTATGCTTCTACATATGCGTTCTTTACACCGGTTGTTGAATATACATAATCAACATGGCTTTCCGTGATCCATCCACTATTTTTCTCATCACCAAAATGGAATCTATATTTGTCCGCTTTAAATTCTTCATTATTAGAATCTATCGCTGAAAGTGTCACATACGTATTGTTGTTATATATAGTTGAAGTTACAGATAATTTTATGTAATATGGCTGAACACTTATAGTATTAGTGCTTATAAGTTCGTCACTCCATAATCTGTCAGATCCATACGGAAAGCCGTTAGTTAAATAGTGCCCGTCGTCTTTTACTTGCAATGAAACATAATAATCGCCTGTAAAATCTATTGTTATAACTTCCTTGTCGTCGTCTTTTAAATCTACATCATAACTTTTATATAAATTGTAATTAGTATCATAAAATCTAATGATAAATGACGTACCGTAATCTGTTTCGTCCCAATCATCCCTTGTAAGATTTACAGATCCTAAAGTGCCGTCAAAAAAGTCGCTAATTTTTATTTCTGGTGTGGTTATAGGGCCACTTAATGAAAAACTGTCTAATACTGTCTTCTTGTTTATATCTTTGTTTACGTATATTTTATTGGTATCCAAATATATCAAAGTTGATGTGTTCACGCTGTCGTTGATAAACGTTATATATTCTAAAGTGTCACTCGTTATTGTCATCTCACCTATAAATTTGTTATCTGCATAAACTTTTAAGAGGTCGTCATTCCTAATTACCATTATGGTAACTGGTTTGAAAGGATTTAATTCCCAATCATAATTATTTACCGTTGTACCATCGTCCAATTTAAGTTCGTCCATTTTAACTTTAACATAATAATGCGTTGTATTGATAGTATATCTTACGGTTAAGAAATACGGATTTGCGGCATCATATTCATTGCTTGAAACCTTAAAAATGTGTATAAAGTTGTTAAAATAATCTGCGTCGCCTGTAACATTTGGTGGGTAAAATAATGCACTTCCACTTGCTCCTATTATTAATTTACCGTCTCCATATTCACAATTTGTCAATGTGTATAAACTTGTGTTATAGTCATGCTTTTTGTCAAAATTATCTTCTAATAAAAGATTAAATTCAGGCAATTCTCCATACTCTTCGTCGGATTCAATATAGTGAGTAGCGTCTTTAGTGTCATTGGTAAAAGATGTTGTTGCCCACTCTGACCACATGGAAGATGATAAATCATCAGATCCGTTTAATATGTAATCGTCAACAGATCCCCAATCCTCTGCTTTTACTCGAAGATAAAGCGTACCTGCAGGGAGACCAGATATATCTACATCAAATGTTGCAGATCCATTGTTTTCAAAGAATGTGATTTCGTCACTCTTTAATATGTCGTTAAAATCTTCATATTTAGATATTTCATAATTTATTGAATGGTATCCGGTTTCTACAGATTTTAAATAGTTAGTCAACCAAGTGTCCCAATGATCATTATTTTCGTCATAAGTTATTGTGAATTGCAACTTTTGTCCATTCGCACCACTACTAACTATGTTTGTAGATGATATTGTGACACTCGGCCTCCTATTGTCATATTTATTCCCATACAGTATTAAATCTGTCATTATAAATTCTTGATCCAAAGTGTCTGTTTTTTCAAATTCAACTTTATAAGTATAATCTGCCCAAAAAGACGAATCGCTGATGGTTCTGGTGTATATTGGTGTTGTCATGTCATCTTCAAAAATTAACACCGAAGAAAAGCTTCTTATTATTTTGTATCTAACTTTTGTATCATTTGTCAAAACGACATTGCCTGATACAGAGGCTCCATTAGTCATTGTAATGTTTACAGGATTACCATCTGTGAATTCAAAATCAATATTAAATACACATCCACTCCCACCATAATTACTATAAAGATGCACGTATAAATAACGTGAAGTTGTGTCCATGTCTGTCAATGAAATTTCAAATTCTATGCCTGCCACTGCTTGTCCTGTTTCTTCTGACACTGAACCGCTTTCTGCACATCCTGGGTAATATACAGTAACTGTATGTGCTGTACCAGAGCCCAAAAAATTAAACACTTCGGGTCCTGTTGCATTTGAACCGTCATCTAACAGTAATTCCCTGTGTGGGTAAATATGTTTATAAAAGTCCCCATCAAAATGTACTAATTCCTCTATAACATCTTCTATATCAGCCATGTAGCGCACCACCTTCTTGTTCCATCATTATTTCATTTAGAGCGTCTTTAACTGCATCTTTTATGCTGTTAGGATCGCCATTTTGTGTGTAGATGTTTATGTTCTCAACGGTTACGTTGTTTTTAGTTTCTGTTGTTTCGGTGTTATAGATTGTTGGTACTTCATGTGAAACTTTTAACTCACCACCTTCATTTGTAGATACCCCACTTACAGGCTCTTCTTCTTCGCCCCCTAATCTAAACGTTTTAGTAATACCTTCATAGTAATTCTTGTAAGGAGTTTCTTGTAACTCTTTTGCCTCTTTTAATAATTCACCATTAAAAACACTCCAATCCCTTGTCTTTATTAGTTCCCTCAATTTTAATAAAAACTTTATATATAATGTTATTCCTCTAATTAACGCCTCTAATGGATAAAGTGTCATTTTTATCCCCCATGCAAGATATGCTTGCACATCTATTACACTGTCAATTGTGTTGTATATTTCTTTAAGCAATGCAAAGAACTCACCAAATGCTTCTTTTACACCATTCAGGGATTCGCCTAACTCATCAACAGATTCTTTAAAATCTTCATTCGTGGCGTATGCGGCGACTAAAAAACCAACTAATAATGTGATTGCCGCAATCGCCGCCCCGATTGGGTTTGCAGACATTGCCAGATTTAAAGCCCATTGTGATACTGTCAACGCATAGTTTGCGATTTTCCAAGTTATTAACATTGCAACTAATGCTTTAATTAAAGCGGGATGGTCGGCTAAAACTGTTGCAACCTTTGCTATAATTGTTAAAAACACACTGAATATTGGTGACAAAACTTGCATGATTGGTATAAGCATCTTACCAAATGCACGGATTAAATCTGTAGTAGGATCTAACAATTGCTTAAATAATTTAACATTTTCAACGATTGCGGGGAATAGAGAAGTTCTAAATTCTTCTGTCAAATCTAACACAGTTGGCATTAACTCTTCGCCAAGTTCAATCTTCATTCTTTCTGATGCGGATATAAATTTCATCCACATACCTTCAAATGAAGATTGCATCTTTTCACTAACCTCTTTTGTTATACCGTCTGATTCTTTTATTTCTTCAATATACCCCTCAAGAGCTTCACTGCCTTTATTAACCAACGCCGCAACACCAGATCCTGCCCTTGTACCAAAGAGTTCTAAAATGTCTGCAACGGATGCGCCTTTCTTTTCAAGTTCACCGATAATATCAACTAAACCTTTTAATTGACCATTGGAGTCAAATATTTCCAAACCAAGTCGTTTCATTATTTCAGCCGCTTCACGACTTGGTGTTAACAATCTGACAATCATCATTCTTAAAGACATACCAGCCATTGATCCTTTTATGCCTTGATTACCCATTATTCCTAAAGCACCAGACACTTCCTCGATAGACCACCCAACCATATGTGCAATTGGGCCAATATATTTTAAAGATTCACCCAAATCCTGAATAGTTGTGTTTGAAGAAACGAAAGTTGCAGTTAACGCATCTGTTATATATTCAAGGTTTTCTGCTTCAACGCCAAAGCTCCTCATTGTGCTGACAGCAATGTCTGATGCGGTTGGCAAATCTGTAACTCCAGCCATTGCCAAGTGTATCATAGCAGAGCCAGCCTCGACAATCTCTGAAGCAGTCATGCCAGATTGTGCCATTATAGAAAAAGCATCTGCGACCTGTTGGGAAGTATACATCGTTGTTGCACCGAGTTCAAGTATCACACTCTCCATGTGTTCCATTCCACCGCCCAATTGGTCAATTGTGTCCATAGTCAAAGCTTCCACTCTACGTAATGAATGGTCAAAAGATTTGCTTACTTCTAATATATCATGGGCGAAACTTGACGCAAAAGACATCATAGCACCTTTAAGCGCAAAGATTGCCATGTCAGTCATCGTAATTTCATTTTTCAACTTGTGCATTGTGGGCGTGAAGTTGTCTTCTGCGCTTACGACGACTTTAACATTTTCAAGGACTGTCAATTAGAACACCCCCAACAGGTTTTTATTTCGTATGGCGGCCTTAAAAGATAATTCGTAGAACAATCTTTGATCCAACGGTAAATCGAGGAATTCTTGTAACGACAACCCAGAGTAATGGAGTAAATTGAGCAAGGCTTGACCCGCCTTGCCTTCACTGAACTTTTTCAGTTTTTTAGGTTTGGTGATTCCATGTTAAACTCTGATAAGATGCGTTTGCTTATCTCGGCGACAATGTTGACGGGCAGATCAAAGAACTCCTTTTCTGTGAGTGTTGGATCTGCCTTTTCTAACATCCTGTGCACGAGGAGCTGACTGTATATTAAATCCCGTTGTGATTGATCCTTCGTTTTTATTACCTTGGGATGGTTGTAAAGAGCCGTTGTTTCGCTCGTGCTTAAATACCTAAACGGCAATTTAGTTATAACTTCGCCGTTTTCGTCCTTTAATCCCAGATCCGCAACATCAATATACTTGTCTTGTCCTATCATCTCTATTGCTGTTTTAGTCCAACTTGCCAAGATTACCACCTCACGGCGTTACGGCATAGAAATCCCTTGCTTTAAAGGGATAATTTAATATCAGTGCGCCATCACTGCCAGCCTCTATGTCGCCCTCTATGCCGGTTATAAGGCAACCGCTGGCCACATACTTCTCAACTCCGCTGGATCCATCAACGGCTTCAAACTCTATATTGAATTCAGTTCTATTATTGACAAGATTATATATATCGTCAGTATCTATACCCCAAGCCTTTTCCAGAGTGCCCGTTATCTTTTTAGGTCCCTTGGTGTGATCATATATCTCAGAACCTATCTCTATATAATCGCCGCTCTGGTATTCAAACTTAAAGCTCGCTTTCACCCAACCGACTATCGTACCGCTCACGGTAACCTTTCCTGTTACGCCGGAATAATCGTGCATCTTATCACCTACGAAGAAATAAATCTTTTATATTATTTAAAGTTTTTGGACGATGCTATCGAATTTTCTATGTATCACTTTCCAATCAAAAGTTTTCTTAATATGACGCCACCCTTCCTTGCGATAATCATCTAATGTGCCAGGGTTCTGATACGCCCATATAAGTTTATCAAACACATCCTCAACATCAACGATATACATCTTCGTGTTGTATTTAGATACTATGAAGGTTGGACAATTGATTAACTCGCCCGTTCCAGGAATGACAATCTCTGGAGCCGTTGTGTTGTTGCTGATAAGAGGCACTGCACCGCACGCCATAGCCTCAATTGTCCATAGACCAAATCCTTCGCCGGTTGTGGTGCTCAGATAAACATCTGCCGCTTTAAGCGTTTCAGCAATCTTTTCATCAGATAAACCTATAAGGGGGTTATCTTCGTCATCTATGCTTATGATGTGCTTGGTTAATCCTAACTTGGCCGTTAATTCATACAGATTGTGCCCGTTGTTCATGTCATCCCACATACCAACCTTCATTATTATCATCGTGTTAGGATGTAATCGGATAAACTTTTTGATTGCATACAATGCGGCGGGTATGTTCTTGCGAATCACATTTCTATTGCCGATATATATGAAGAATGTATCGTCATTAACAACATCTTTTTTAGCAAGCGTGTTGACGAGTGTTATAAGTCTTTCCCTTGCCTTGTGCCGTCCTTTTTGATTATAAACGTTTATATCCACGCCATGATACAGATATTCAAGTTTTTCTTCAAGTTTTTTTATTTCTTTATCATCGAACCATCTTTTTGCGCTTTCAAGGATTGTGTTTACGCCATAATGGGATAAAGTAATCGGCTTGGTACTTTCCATCATATACTTTATCCATTCCTTGGGAATCGGGTGGCTATCTATCGGGAAGTAATTGATATATGGAATGTTGTATCTGTTAGTAAGTTCGACCATGCGCTTGGTGTACCATATATCTATGAGGCTAAAATATAAATCTGGTTTAATATCCATAATCAGTGGCTCTAATCTACTTGGAAATTCCTTGTCGCCGAGCATAGCAAGGCCGGCGTCATGTAGATAAAACCCGTCGAAATTTATGCTCATGCCATGATA